TTAATAGGTAATTACAACTATTACTTGCAGATGATACGTGATGTGACCGGGCTAAATGAAGCGCGTGATGGTAGTACGCCAGACGAAAGAGCGTTAGTCGGTGTTCAAAAAATAGCTGCAGCTAATAGTAATACTGCTACAAGACATATATTAAATTCTGGTTTATTTTTAACAGCTGAAGTTTGCGAGTGTTTGTCACTTAGAATATCTGATATTATAGAGTACTCACCAACTAAAGAAGCGTTTATTCAATCCATAGGCGTTCATAATGTAGCTACACTACAAGAAATGTCAGAGTTACATCTATATGACTTTGGCATATTCTTAGAGCTAGCTCCTGATGAAGAACAGAAAGCTATACTTGAAAATAATATACAGCAAGCGTTAGCACAGAAAATAATAGATCTTGAAGACGCTATAGATCTTAGGGATATTAAAAATATTAAGTTAGCAAACCAACTACTTAAAATACGTAGAAGTAAAAAGCTGAAGCGAGATCAGATGATGCAACAGCAAAACATACAAGCTCAAGCCCAAGCTAATACACAGGCTCAACAAGCGCAAGCACAACTTGAAATACAAAAACAGCAAGCGTTAAAACAAGCAGAAGCTCAGTTAGCTCAAATGCAAGCGCAGCTTGATGCTCAGAAAATGCAAGCCGATGCAGCGTTAAAAGCTCAGCTAATGGAACAAGAGTTCCAGTACAACATGCAGTTAAGATCTATAGACTCTGCTAATTTAAAGGCTAGAGAAAACAATAAAGAAGATCGTAAAGACGAAAGAACTAAAATACAAGCTTCACAACAAAGTGAACTTATAGATCAACGTAAATCAGGCAAACCACCTAAAAACTTTGAGTCTTCAGGTAATGATATACTTGGAGGTGGATTTGACTTAGGCGCGTTTGAACCTAAGTAATTAATTATATAATATTTTATCATGGAAGAGAATAATAAAAACGTAGTTGACGAAACTACACAAGAACAAACTGTAGAAACAGTTGATGAAACTAAATTTGATAGTGCTGGCGATGACAGTGTTGTTAAAGTAGATTTAAGTAAACCAATTGAAAATGAAACCCAAGAAGAAACAACAGAAGCTGCAGATGACACAGCTGACGACGCAAGAGTGGTTGGAAGCGATGAAAACGCCGAGCCCGTACAAGAACAAGAAAAAGTACAGCCGGAAGTCGAAGCACAAGAACAACCTGTAGTTGAAGAAGTAACTGAAGAAGAGATAGCTGAAGAAGTAGAAGCTGTTGCTGAAGAAATTGAAGAAGCTATTACTAAAGCTGAGGCTACAGGTGAACCGTTGCCAGAAAATATTCAAAAGTTAGTTGACTTTATGAATGAGACTGGTGGTGATTTAGAAGATTATGTAAGGTTAAATCAAGACTATTCAGAGATGGATAACTCATTAGCTTTACAAGAATATTATCGTTTAACTAAACCTCATCTTACAGAAGAAGAGCGTAGGTTTTTAATGGACGAAACTTTTTCATACGACGAGGATGTTGATGATGAAAGAGATATTAGAAAAAAGAAAATCGCTTTAAAAGAGCAAGTTGCCGAAGCGAAAGCCTACTTAGACGGGCAAAAGTCTAAATATTACGACGAAATCAAAGCTGGAAGCAAGCTCACTAACGAGCAGCAAAAAGCTGTTGATTTCTTTAATCGATACAACAAAGAATCGAGCGAACAAAAAACTGTGGCTGAAAAGCAACATAGAACGTTTTTAAACAAGACTAATCAATTATTCAATAATAAGTTCAAAGGTTTTGAATATAATGTTGGAGAAAAAAAGTTTAGATTTAATGTTAAGAACGTAGACAATGTTAAAGAAACCCAAAGCGACATTAATAACTTCGTCAAAAAGTTTTTGGCAGAAGATAATACAATGTCAGACGCTAAAGGTTATCATAAGTCGTTATTCACGGCTATGAACGCAGACGCTGTTGCTCAACACTTTTACGAGCAAGGTAAAGCTGACGCACTCAAGGAGAGCGTTGCTAAATCTAAAAACGTGAATATGGATCCGCGACAACAATTTAGTGGTGTGCCAGATTCAAGTGGTATGAAGTTTAAAGTGTTAGGTGACAACTCGAACGATTTTAAGTTTAAGATTAAGAATAGAAAATAATTTATTTAACGCTTAAAATTTTACAATTATGGCAATTACAAATGGAACTAATTTGAATAGTGTTCCTAGCTCACAGAAGCAGACACTATCTACAAATTATGTTGATTTTACAAGTTCATCTACACAAGGATGGGCACAGCAGTACTTACCTGAGTTAATGGAAAAAGAAGCTGAGATCTTTGGACCTCGTACAATTTCTGGTTTCCTTAATCAAGTTGGTGCTGAAGAGGCTATGACCTCTGACAGAGTTATTTGGTCTGAGCAATCAAGACTACACTTATCTTACATTGGTACAGTTGATTTAGACGGTAACGTTGATTCTTCTGGTGCTAAAGGTTCGTTTACTGTAGTATCTGATATTGATGGTAATGTATCTGGCGACGGTTTTGCTATCGCTAACCACGGTGTTCGTAACCACGACATTGTATTACTTTCAACTCCAGGTAAAGTATCAAGATGTTTAGTAACAGCTGTTGATAATCAGGCTATAGGTCTTAGAGCTTATGACGAAGACGTTTTAACTGGACACTCTGAAACAGCTAGCGCTGCTACATTATTAGTTATCGGTTCTGAATTTAAGAAAGGTGATAACTATGACGGAGCTACTACAAGAGGTGCTAACGAGCCAAGCTTCAAAACATTTACTAATAAGCCAATCATCATGAAAGATTACTACGAAGTATCTGGATCTGATGCTGGTCGTATTGGTTGGGTTGAAGTTTCTTCTGAAGGTGGAGCTTCTGGGTACTTATGGTACTTAAAAGCTGAAGCTGACACAAGAGCTCGTTTCAACGATTACTTAGAAATGGCTATGCTTGAGTCTATTCCAGGTTCTAACTCAACTAACGTTGACGGTGAATTAGGTTTATCTCCAGAAGGCGATGCTGGTACTGAGGGTTTATTCTACGCTATTGAAGATAGAGGTAATGTTACTACTGGTGTTTCTGGTGTTAACGCTGCTACTGATTTAGCTGAGTTTGACGCTATCTTAGCAGAGTTTGATAAGCAAGGTGCTATTGAAGAAAACATGATGTTTGTTAATCGTGCTACTAGTTTAGCTATTGACGACATGTTAGCTTCAATGAACTCTTACGGAGCTGGCGGTACATCTTACGGTGTATTTGACAACTCTGAAGATATGGCATTGAACTTAGGCTTCTCTGGTTTCCGTAGAGGATCTTATGACTTCTATAAGTCTGACTTCCGTTACTTAAACGACAAAGCTACTCGTGGTGGTATTAACGCTACTGCTGGTTCTGAAGCTTTAAGAGGTGTTATGATTCCAGCTGGTTCTTCTTCAGTTTATGATCAATCTGTAGGTTCAGCTGTAAGACGTCCTTTCTTACACGTACGTTATAGAGCTTCTCAAACTGATGACCGAAGAATGAAGACTTGGGTTACTGGTTCTGTTGGAGCTGCTACAGCTGCGCTAGACGTAATGCAACTTCACTTCTTAACTGAAAGATGTTTAGTTACTCAAGGTGCTAACAACTTCATGTTATTGAAGTAAATCAATTATGGTCGAGGGCTACGGCCCTCGATCTTTTTTTTTAATTTTTATTATATTATATCATGGCAAAAAAACAAACTAAGAAGGCTGAAGTAGCGCCTGAGGTAAAAGCTACTAATGAAATGGTTGAAGTGGTTATTGAAAAGCCGCAACCTAAAAAACCTGAGTGGGAAATAAAAGATAGAGTTTACTATTTAACTAGAGGAAGAAGACCTCTTTCTTATATGGTTAGATCAGCTAACATCTACTACTTTGATGAAGAACTAGGTTATGAAAGAGAGTTAAAGTATTGTAAAAATCAAAAAACTCCTTTTGTAGATGAAATGCAAGGCGATCAAAGACTAGAGCATATTATTTTTAGAAATGGTGCTTTACACGTTAAGCGAGAGCATCAAACTTTACAAAAGCTACTATCTTTGTATCACCCTCACAAAGATACTTTGTTTTATGAGTGGCAGCCAGAAGCTGAAGCAGCTGATGAAGTTGAAATTTTAGAAGCTGAAATAGAAGCTTTAATGATAGCTAAAGATATTGATATTGATTTAGCTGAAGCTATCATGAGAGTTGAAATAGGATCTAAGGTGTCAAGCATGAGTTCTAAGGAGCTTAAAAGAGATTTACTTATATTTGCTAAGAGAAATCCTGCGGTGTTCTTAGAATTAGCTACAGACGATAATGTTACTCTTAGAAACTTTGGTATTAAAGCTACTGAACTTGGTATTATTAGGTTATCAGATGATCAACGTAACTTTTTATGGGCATCTAATGATAGAAAACTTATGACTGTACCATTTGATGAGCATCCATACACAGCGCTAGCGCATTGGTTTAAAACTGATGAGGGTATGGAAATTTATACAAACATAGAAAAGCGATTAAACGCGTAATCACTATATAGTAGAGCAGCCACTCTACGGGGTGGTTGCTTAACTATAAATAATGATGACGTGGTAAATATAGATGCAGTATATCAAACAGTATTAGCGCTAGCTAATAAAGAGCAAAGAGGTTATATAACTCCTCAAGAGTTTAACTTGTTTGCAAATCAAGCTCAACAATCAATATTCGAGCAATACTTTTACGATTTAAATCAGTTTAAAAGAGTACCTGGTAATCAGTCAAACTATGCAGATATGACTAGTATTATCGAAGAAAAAATAGCTATATTTAATAGACGTATTCTTCTGCTTCAACTTGCTGGAGGAGTTTCTTTTTCTACTTTTGGTTTACCTAATGATTTTTACAGATTTATAAATGTTCAAGCTGATTACTCTAGTAACTTTGGTAACACGTATGTTGATTTAGCAAAAGGGCAAAGAGTCGTTGAAGTTATGAGTATAGCAAAAGCTAACGAATTACTACACTCTGGACCTTTAGTTAGACCTACTGCTAATAGACCAATTGGCTATTTGCAAGGAACGGCTGGAGCTCCTGTGGAACAACCATCAGCGCTAATAGTTTATCCAGAAGTACCAAGGCTAAGAGTCGACTATGTAGCAAGACCTGATCAAGTGCAATGGGGCTATGTAGTTGTCAATGAAAAAGCTATTTGGAATCCAGATCAATCTGAAAATTTTCAGTTACACGAATCAGAGCAGAAAAATTTAGTTATAAAAATATTAAAATTAGCTGGAGTTTCTATTGAAGACGCAGGCCTAGTTCAAGTAGCTACTCAAGAAGAAATAAAAAGTATAAGACAAGAAAAAGCATAATTAAATGGCATTACTAGACGGACAAACACAAAGCTCTTATTA